GTGTCTGATTCGTTTGTTCCGCTGTGCGAGCATGACCAGAATACTTCGACACCTGCGATCTTTACCGAGCGTGTCAATAACTCGTTTTGGTCTGGTGTTGCCTCAGGCAACTGGATCAGCGCGCCGAGCGGAAACAATCTGACCGCATACGGAGCGGTTAGCGCCGGCTCTGCTGGTGCCGGGCTTCCAGCACCCACTCGCAACTATGCGGGCTATCTCGCGTCGATCGGCGTGACGGTGGCGAACGAATCCGCCGCCCATGCGTCGATCAAGGCGTCACTACTCGCCCAGCGTCGGTATGTGTGGGATACGAACTACACGGCCACGGCGATCAATGACTGGTTCAGGGCTGGGCTCGGAATCCCGATTCTTGGCGGAACCCCGGTGACACCGAGCGCGACCGCTCCGTCTTATTACCTCGATTCAGAAGGACTCACATGATTACAAGATACGTCAAGGCAGGATCAACTGGCGGAACAAAGACGCGGATATTCTTCCGGTTGTTTGATGCAACTGACTACGTGACACCCGAAACCGGCGAGGCTGGCGGTCAACCACAAATCTCCACGAATGGAGCGGCATGGACAAACACCGGAATCGGCACGTTGACGAGCATTGGTTCTGGGTGGTACTACGCGGACCTCACAACTGCTTCGGTAGTGACTGCCGGTTCTGTGATTACGTCAAGGTACAAATCCTCCAATACTGCGGAGGCTGGCGGTACAACGTTCATAGTCACGGCACTCGACCCATTCGGAGAGACGCAAACCGTGTCCTTGGGCACATCCACCATCGGATCGAGTCAGATCGTGGACGGCGCTTTCACAGCCGCTAAGTTCGGAACTAACTTCATCGGGCCAACCAGCATCGCCGACAACACGTTCCTTGCTCGTCAGTTTGTGGATGGCTTGTGGACGGCTGCCAAGTTCGCGGCGTCAGTGTTCACGTCGGCCAAGTTCGCAAACGGGTGGTTCATTGCGGATCACATCGCTTCGGGTGCGTTGACATCAACAAAGTTCGATGCAAGCGTTGATGTGTACACGCTGTCTGCGAGCATCACCCAGGTAGACGCCTCTACCCAAGAGCATGTAGTGTTTTTCACGAAGAATACCGGTGCACTGGTTACGACATCGACCATCACGGGTACGCCGACGATCACGCTTACAAAGTCTGACGGGACGGTAGCGATTTCGGCGCAGAACCTAACGTCATTCGGATCTACTGGTTCCTACAAGTATCAGGCAACAGGCGGCGCGTTGCTTGACGCCGGAGAGTGTGGCGAGGTGGTAGTAACCGCGACGATCGACGGCGTATCGGTGTCTCGTAAGGCGGCTGTAGTGAAGAACAATAACGCCTAACGGGGAACCGCATGATCTACGCTCGCAGATCCATTGGCGGCCAATCGACTGAGCCGCCCGAATCCAATCCGGTCGTGGGTCCGCCACCCAGCGGATCGTTTGCCATCTACATCGGTGGCGCACAGGTGTTCACTAACTACGACGCTGGCACGGTGTTGGCGGGCACGTCGGTAACGCTGTCCGTGCGGGTGCAGAACGGCGGCGCTGGTTCTCTGAACTGGATTGGGTTCTCCATTGACGGCGTGGTAGCACCATGGATGACTAACACCAGCGGAGGGGCTACGTCACTTTCTTCCGGCGACTACCAGGATCTAGTATTTACGGTCGCGGTTCCGTCATCGCAGGCGGAGGGCGAACAGTCTGTTCTGTTCAATCTCAGTACGGATAGCACTCACTATCTTTTCACGGTTTCATACACGATACAGGCGATCGTGGTTGAGCCTCCGGTAAGCCCGCCAGCGCCTCCAACCGGAGTTGTGGTTACGGGCGGGGATGGTCAGTTTGTGGTGGCATGGGTCAACTCAGCGACGGCCACCAGTCACCTCGTCAGGTGGGGAACGTCGCAGGGCGGCCCGTACACGACGGGCGAAACACAGGTCGCGGTTCCAACGTCGTCTCTGACGGTTTCTGCCACGAACGGGACAAAGTATTTCGGCGTGGTGTACGCCCAGAATGATGACACGGGAACTTCGGGTCCGTCGGTAGAGTTTGCGGTAACTCCAGCGGCACCTATCGACACGACGCCAACCGACTTCACGACTCCGACAAACTTTCGGGTCATCAGCGTTGGTCAGACGTTTGTGGAGGTCGCCTACGACGCTGTTACCGACGCGGAAACCTATCACGTCATCGTCTATGACGAGGCGGGCACGTCACTGGTAGACGAGTTCACCAGTACCACCACTTCTCTGGTGGCCACCGGCCTGACCGCCAGCACAACGTACACGCTGACCGTCTACGCGGTGGAAACCACCACGGGACGCCAGAGCCACGAAAGCGATCCAATCACCGCTACAACCAATGCGGCCAGTGACACCGGACCAGGTGGCGACGCCCTGCCGCGCGAACAGACTATGACGGTCTACATGATTACGGACGCCAGCCTCGCCAATCAGTGGAACGTAACCAATAACATTCGCAAGGTTCCGGCTATTCGCCTGTCGGGTTCTACGACCATGGCCTCGCTCGGGCTCCAGTGTGCCCAGGCGGTCGCGTTGATGCCAGAGAATCATCGGGCGCTGTACCTTCCGCACTTCGGGCACGGGCGCACCGATGCCATCGACATCTTCGCCGGAGAGACGCCGTACTCATTCGTGGAATCGCAGGGCTACGCGCTCGATAGCGTGTGGACCGAAAAGATGGAGGAGTTTTCGGCGGCGTTCGTGGGTCTGGACCCGAAGTACGTGATGTTTGACTTTGAGGAAACCGATCCTGTCGGTACTCCAACGCTTCCATATTGGGAAGTTCTCGGGTCGGACGGACCGGAGCGGGCGTCAAAGTTCGCCGGGATCTTTGCGAACGCCACACTCCGCAACCGCCTTCCTGTCGCGCTTCGCAACTCGTCTGTGGCAGAACTGGAGACGATTGATAACGGTTTCTTGAGCCCTAAGTCTGTTCTGGCCGGCCAGTGGAATCACTACATTCTGTCGAAGCGTGCCCACTCTATGGCGCAGGTTTTTACAGACGCCTTCGAGCGTGTGACTGGCATACGCCCGATCGCGGTCAACTATCAGGACGTGCAACTAACCAGGGCATACGCGCACTGGTTCGGCATGCCGCAGGTGGTAGGAAATCGCTCGATGTCATCTACATCAAACCCGCCTCTCTATCTGGAGACATTCCCGTATGGCGGCACGATCCTCGATGACACATATCGAGACGCCATGGGGTTGACGAGGCTAACCAAGGCACGCCGCTGGAACGTGTTTATCTACATGGTGAACCTGTTGCGTTCGCTGCGATACCCGATTTTCCCGTGGGTCGCCCGCAACGCCTACAACGGAAACTCCAACCCATACGACGCGAATCCGCAGAACGGCGTTGACCTTCTCAAACACATCGGCGCGATGGGCATTGATCGGATAGCGTATTTCAATCCAACGCCGGGTGTTACGAATGACACGATAGCGGAATACCAGCAGGTCATCGAGCGAGTCAAGGTCTACGACAAGCCGGCGCGAAGGCTTCCGGTCATTCCGTTTGACGCCGACAGCGTGACCACCGGCGCAATCACGACAACGTACAACGAAGCGGCTTGGACCTCAGGGGGTACTTATGACCCGATTTCTCTGTAGCCTTGTGGCGTGTGTGTGTCTCTCGGCCTGCACGTCATCGAAAGAGACGATCCAGCGTTCGGCAACCTACGCAACCGGAGAGGCTACGGCGGTGGTGTCGGCGCTTGACGCCGCCACCGCTACGGGTGATGTTGGCCCCAAGGCCCGCCCTTTCGTGGATACTGCGAGGGAGAGGGCCGGGAACGTACTGGGTGCGGCGTCGGCGATTACCCAGGCCCTGCCCGGAGTTACCGATGTCGAATCGTGGTACAAGGTTCTCCTGAAGAGGGTGGCCGTGGCGGCGGTGTTAGTTGTGGCGTTGTGGCTGTTCTGGCCACTCTTGCCAGCATTCGTAGGCTGGCTCGTGGTCAAGATTCCCCGGCTCGCGTTCGTCATTCCGCGCGGCATCCGATCGCTCGCAAAGTTCGATTCGGAGGCTTTGGCGTCCGCGCCCGACAGTTCGTCTCACTTTGAGGCTACGGCTATCCGTCGTCAGGCCAGCAGCCTTTATAACGCGGCGTTTTCCATTGAAAAGGCGAGGCGAGAACAAAACATGCCACGGGTGACGATGACCAATACGTGAAGGGTTTTCAATGTCTCCACAGCAACCAAAGGCACCGGCCGATTCTCACGAAAGCATCAGGGAACTGATGATCGAACTGACACACCAGGTCCGGGGAATCCGCGAGGATTTGCATGGCCAGGGGAAGGTAGTTGAGTCGCTACTCCGGTGGAAGACCGGGGGAGACAGCCCGCACAAAGGTATGGATGTTCGCGTAGATCGTTTGGAACAATCGAGTAAGACAGCATCTAGGGTCGCGTGGGGCGCACTCGGAACCGCTGGAAGCGTCATATTCGGATGGGTGTGGATGATGATTACGGGACGGCACGAAAGGTAGATCGGTGCAGCATGGCCAAGAGCATCACACATGGACTGACAAACCCAGACGAACGGTCTGTGGCACTGGTCGAGTGGAAGCGTCGCGCCGACGGTACGTCATTCATTTCGATAGACGATTACAACCGCCAATATGTCTACGTGTCCGAGCAAGAAGCCCCGAAGTTTGAGGACGCGGCTGAGGCCCAGAAATGGCGGGTTCGGCTGGTGGGGTTCTGTGGGTTTACCGAGCGGCGTGTCTACGCGCTTGAGTACGTTCCTCCTCCGGAGTTCAAGGCGTTGGACATGACGAATCCCGCAGACGTGCGGGCGCTCAATCGCGCCATGAAGGACCGCCCCAAGAGGTTCAAAACTACGAACCTTCGGTCCAAGGCCGAGGCCGCTACCGATCTTGCGTTTGACATTGCCATTGGAGAGATGAAGCACGCTGACGAGGGCCAGACCGAAGAGGCGAAAGAAGCCATTTCGCGCCGCAGGGTCAAGGCGGCGGAGTTGGCGGCAACTCTGGTGCGTTCTACTACGACGATGGAGCAGATCAATCAGGCAGACGAACACTTGGCGGACAAGAACGCCCGCCTCGATGATGGCCTGGCAACGGAAAACATCGGAATCCAGAAAACGTACCGGGTCGATCCGTCTGTCGAGGAGCAAGTCTGAATCTCACCAATCCATTACGAGTAGGGGAATACTGCCCGCGTGGTGGTGCGCTCGAACTGTTGAAGTGCCGAGCGCCGATCGTGGTGATGCACGGACCGGCTGGTACGGGTAAGACGCGGGCATGTTTGGAGAAGGACCACTGGGTATTACAGAAATATCCCGGTGCCCGCGTCCTTCTGGTCAGGGCAACGCGCACCAGCCTTACCGAGTCGGCGCTTGTGACGTTTGAGAACAAGGTGGTGGTTCCGGGCCCGATCGTGCCGCAGCACATCAAACGCCAGTTTCGCCACTCGTATGAGTACAAGAACGGTTCGGCACTTATCACCGGCGGCATGGACAACGAAGATAGGATCATGTCTACCGAATACGACATCATCCACGTAGTTGAGGCGACGGAACTATCAGAGGCGAACGCCGACAAGCTTACAACTCGACTCCGCAACGGTATTGTGCCATACCAGCAGTTGGTACTAGAATGCAACCCGTCCGGTCCTTCGCACTGGATCAAGAAGTGGATTGACTCCGGGCGTGCGGCGGAGATACCGTCTCGTCACGCCGACAACCCGTCGGTGACTCAGCAATATCTAGACAGGCTTTCCAAGATGACAGGTTCCAGACATGCGCGTTTGTTTCTTGGACAGTGGGCCGCATCCGAGGGGCTTGTCTATGAGAACTTCGATCGTTCCATGCACATCATCGACGAGATGCCCAAGGGCTGGGAAACGTGGCCAAAGTACAGGTCGATCGACTTTGGATATACGAATCCTTTTGTTTGCCAGTGGTGGGCCGTCGATCACGACGGTAGGGCCTACCTGTATCGTGAGTGGTACCGGCAAGGAATCACAGTCAAGGACCACGCCGAGAAAATCAAAGAACTGTCCGGATCCGAAAAGTACGTCCACACCATTTCGGACCACGACGCCGAAGACCGTGCCACCCTGCGCGATGCCGGGATTGAGACGTTCCCAGCACGAAAGGATGTATCACCGGGAATCCAAGCCGTATCAGAACGCCTCCGCCCTGCTGGTGACGGCAAGGCGCGCCTGTTCTTGCTTCGGAGTGCCCTGGTTGGCGCGGACGCGATGCTACGCGAAAAGGGGAGGCCGCAGGGATTGATAGCGGAACTAGAGGGGTATATGTGGTCCCAGCAGAAAGACGGATCGACCGCCAAGGAAGACCCGGTGAAACTAAACGATCACTCGTGCGATGCGATGAGATACTTTGTAATGTCTATCGAGTCTCCGGAACTTCCAAGCGTGTGGGTGGACGACGGAGACGTAAGCACAAACAATATGGAGGAATGGTAGATTATGAAACAGGTAGTGTTTTTCTGGCTCGGTATGGCCGTGTACATCCTTGGGTTTCTGGCGTTGGCTCTGGCAGTGCTTGACGTTCATTTCTGGCGTGTGCTTGGGGCGAGTGCGGTTATCTCATTGATGCTGTGTGGGTTTGTCTGGGATGGATCAAAGAAAGCCGGGTAGCCTATGGGCATTTTCGAGAAGTTGCGGGCGTTCGCGTTCGGCACCAAATCCATGCAGGACTGGGCGGATTCGTCCGTCCGCATGTATGACCAGACGCGACTATCGACCGTAGATCCAGCGTCGATGCGGGCGCTAGCCGTGGCGAATGGGCAGGTACGCCGCTGCGCCAACTACAACGCGATGGTTGCATCGTCGTGTGTTCCGCGTCTGTTTCGCCGGAGCGGCGTGGGCGGGCAGAAGATTCAGGCCAAGTCGGTATCGCATGACGTTATGGCGTACCTACGGGGCCACACGGCGAACCCAGTCAACGCCAAGTCTATCGACGTGCTTGGCTCGTCAGACGCCGTAGAGGTCGTCGGCGGTCCAGAGGTGGCGCTTTTGCGAAAGCCCAACCCGTTCCAGACTGGTTCAGAGTTCAGGTTTGAAAAGTTCTTCTATAAACAGGTATCTGGAGACTACTGGGCGCACGTCGTGAATGACTCAGAGGACGGAATCGCCATTCTCCCGATGCTCCCGCAGTTCGTGAGCGTTCGCGTTGGAAACGATGGATACCCGACTCAAATCCTGTATGGTCGAGACTTCAGCAAAGCCGCCGGTGTTGGGCGGGTGTTCCTGCCCGAAGAGTGTGTATCGTGGCGATTCCGTCCGTCTCCCACAAGCCTGTACCGTGGCGAGGGCTGGGTGGCGTCCGCCTATACCGAGGCCGGTCTGTTGGAGAAGGCGCTGGTGGCGATGTCCGCATCATGGGACAACATGCAGCGTCCAGACTGGGCTCTATTGCTTTCAGATTCAACGTCGGCTGCAAACGTTGCAGACGCCAGGGCTGCCATTGCCAACAGGCATCAAGGCGTTTTGCGCGTCATGCGCCCGCTTGTGGCTCGTGGCGTCGATATCAAAACAATGTCCTTCTCACCCAAGGACACGATGTTTGATACCCAGATAGACCGAATGAACAAGACGATCCGCAACGCGGCTGGCATCCCCGAGGCGTTGCAGGACATGAATGCATCGACGTTTGATAATGCCGACGCCTCTGTGATTACCCACCGGCGCGACACGATCTACCCGATGCTCAACACCGATGCCGAGCAGGATGATTGCCTGCTCGAGGTGCTAGGGCTGGACCCATCGGTGTACTTCATCGCGTATATTGGGGTGGTACCAGACGCCGAAAGTGTTGTTGCGAACCGGGTGCAGGCAACACGATCAGAAACCACGATCAATGAGCGTAGGGCGTGGCTTGGTTTGGGCGCTGAGCCCTGGGGCAACGACCCTCCGGCATCCGGTCCGTCATTCCCGATTCCACAGGCCCCGCCCGTTGCGACTGACCAAGAAACCGAAACCGACTCGGCAAGCGCCGACCCAGAAGAGCAAACGGACTCATCTAAGTCTGCCAAGAAACGCGAGCCGGTTTCGATCCCTTTCCGGTACGCAAAAACATGTTGCGACAAAAAGCACGCCAGAAAGGCGGCACCCAACCCGCTGAGCGAGCGTGGAATCCAGCGTTTCGCCGATTCTCTGGAACTCTGGTACCGCAGAAATGCGGAAAACCTGACCGTAAACCCCAATGGAACGGTCGATCTTGGCCCGGAATCGGCCTCTGAACTGGCGGATCTTCTCAAAGACCCGCTGTCTGGAGTCAGTGACGAGGCGATTCGTCGTGCCGGGTCTGGCGGGGTTCCCGCTGCGGCCGTTGCCAACATCAACCCACAGGACGCCCGCCGGTTCGTGGATAACTACGTCGTGCGGCTTGCTTCCGAAATCAGCAAAGGAACACAGGACGAACTGACCCAGGCCATTCTCATGGCAGTAGAGGGCGGATCGTCCATTCCCGATGCCGTTGCGGAGATTCGGCGCATCCTTCCAGACGAGGCACCGTGGCGGGCCGTTCGCATCGCTAAGACAGAAACCGCTACCGTCAACATGGAAACCGACCTGCACGTGTGGGGGCAGATCGGCATTGAAAAGAAGCAATGGATTCTGGCGATAGACGCCTGCCCGGTGTGCGAAGCGTTCTTCTCTCAGTACGCGGCTGGTCCCGTGCCGCTGGACCACGTCTACGCACCAGCCGGGACGCTGGTGGTTGGATCTGATGGAACCAAATACGTTACATGGCGTGACGTGCGCGGGTACCCGCTGCACCCAAACTGCCGATGTGACCAAATGGCCGTGAAGGAATAGACATGGACATCAAAGAATATATGTCAAACAGGCTACGCGACCTGCGCAAGCGATCAATGGTCGAGGATTCCGCCGACGTGGGCTTTGCCAGTTCGTACGGGCAGGGTTCGCAGATCACAGACGCGCCGGACGGCGGCATGACGCTTTCCCTCGTCATCACGACCGACGCCGTGGATCTAGACGGGGATATCGTCGATCCTCGTGGTGCAGATTGGTCATATTGGAATCAGAGGGGGCTACCTGTATACTTGGAACACCAGTACGGTATATGTGAAACGGTCGGGAAGGGAAGAAAAGACTCCCTGAAGATGGGCGCTGTCGCCCCGGGCGTAACCGGCTGGACCATCAAGGTCGGGCTTATCAAGAACGAACTGGGTCTAGCGGTTGCGGCCTACGTGCGGGAGTTCGGGCAGATCGGATCGTCTATCGGGTTCCGGTGCCTTGACTCCCGAACCCCCACGGCGGAGGAATCTAATAGGATCGGCCTGGGTGGTGGAAGGGCCACAAGAACCATCACCAAATGGCTGGGCCTAGAAAACTCACTGACCTGCAATCCGTGCAACACGCTCTCGGGTGGGTACCCGACTGGCGAGCCTGCCAAGATGCTAAACAATCTGGATCGACTTGTGACAAAGGGGCTGATTACGAAATCTGCTGCCCGGGCGCTTGGGCTTCCGGAACAAAGGGTTATTGTGGTTCGTAATGAACAGCGACGGGTAGTCGTCGAGTAGACACACTCCGATATACCGGGCTAACGTCCGGTCGGAGTTTTCCGATTTGCCAGTTGCCCGATTACCGCGTCGCCCCGTGCGCCCCGGTACATCCGTCGCTGTCCTCGGTTGTGCATATCAACCCAACACAGACGAAAGGCAACTATGAAGAGTCGAAAGAGTTTGCTTGCCGCACTCCGGGATGCCGGTTTTGCGGATAACAAGCCGACGCTGGAAAGCGTCAAAGCGTTCATTGAAACCGAAAACCTCATTCTGGAAGATACCGACCGAATCCCCGTTGACGTTGAAAAGGCGTGGAACACCCGCGCGGCTATCTCGGTTGATTCCGAGCCTGAGCAAGAAACCCGCGTCAAGGCCGCAACCAAGCAGAGCCTTCGGGCCGAGGCTGGAGTCATCGAGAAGGTTCGGGCTGGCGACGATTCCCCCAAATCCTTCTTCATCCCCAACATGGAACGCAAGTCGTTCGAGGCCAAGGCGGCGCGCGGTCAAACCGTTATCCCCGATGCCGACTGTGCCGAACTTATCGGCGCTTGCTTCCGCGTCAACACCATGAAGTCTCGCGGTGTCGATTCGTGGTCCACCAAGTCCCGCGATACCGACATCACGAAGGGGCTTGTGACCTACGACAACGCCGCTGGTGGCTACCTTGTTCCCCCGGCTGAACTTGTCCGTGAACTGATCTACAACGGAGAGCCTACTGGCGTCGCACGCCAGATTGCAAACGTCGTGCGCATGGGCGGTCAGGGCGTTTCATACCCGGTCGAGTCGGCGGATATTTCGCTCCTACCCGTGGCAGAGAACGGCTCGCTCCAGCCTATTACCCCGTCGTTCAGTCGTGTGAATCTTGTTACCCGCAAGGGTGGAGGATACATCGAAAGCACGATGGAAGAGATGGAAGATTCGGCGTTCAATATTGGCGATGTCATCATGCGTAAGGTGGGAATCGCTTACGACAACATGCTCGATGACGGATATTTCAAGGGCGACGGCACCAGTACATACAACTCGTTCACTGGTCTGGCAAACTCTGCGAATATCAGCAGCGTTACCCTGACCGGCAACGCTTGGAGTTCTGCGGTGTTCTCCGACTTCCTCGGGGCGATTGGAAAACTCCAGGGAATCGGTAGCGGGGCTGGCCTTAGCGGCGTTTGCTCCCGACAGTTCGCGGTCCAGGTTCTTGCTCGGCTTGACACCGCCGCTTCGCAGTTCAAGACGCTCTTCACGATGAGCCCCGACATGACTGGTGGAGACTTCATGGGCATCCCCATCAAGTTCTCTCAGCGCATGGCCATTGCCACCGCTGCCACTACGAAGTCGATGTACTTCGGAAACTTCCGCGCTGGGTCCATGGTCGGCGAATACCGCGACCTGACTATCAAGCCGGATCCCACTACCGGGTTGTCAACCGATTCGTTCCGCTGGTGGATCACCACCCGGTACTCCATCAACATCCACGGCACCCAGCGTACCGACTTGACCGAACAGAACATCGTCGCGCTCACGACGTAATCGAAAGGGACTTCCATGATTCATCCGATGGCATCAAAGGTTTTGCTCCAGCAGGTGGGCACGGTGTCCACGAGTGCAACGGCTTCGGTTTCGTGCGCCGTTGACACCTGGGCTTATGCGACCGTAGAAGTGTCTGTTATCGCACCCACAGCGGCAACGTCCGCCGTGACTCTGACGGCTCTGGCAATCGAGGAAGCGGACGGAACTTCATACGCCGCTATCTCCGGCCTGACGGGTACCACGAACACTACCGCCGCTACCGGCGAGTTTGTGATTCCCGCTACCTCAACCTCCACGCCAAATACGATGGTGTTTGGCATCAACCTGAAGGGTAGAAAGAAGAACCTCCGCGTGAAGTATCAGGGCGTCACTGGTGGCGCAACCCTGAGTATCAACGTGAAGGGTTGGCAGGGCGAACGCGACCCGTCCACCGCGAGCAATCGCGGCGTTCTTACCGCAGTTTCCGTGTAATCAAGGCGCGGACCCTGAAAGGGGTCCGCTCCTCTTATGTCAACGATCGACACGACGTTTGCAGCGCCCATCCGCCTGAACCTTGGCGGCGGGGACGTGGCGCGGGAAGGCTTCACCACGATTGATAGGAAGTCTGGAAGCGAAGCGTACCCGCTCGAATACGCCGATGGGTCTGTGGATGAAATCTACGCGAGCCACATCCTAGAACATTTCCCAAAATCCAAACGCGATGCGGTTCTCAAAGACTGGTTCCGGGCACTGAAGCCAGGCGGACGACTTCGCGTGTCCGTTCCAGACGCCGTGAAAGCCGCCAGGATGATGCTGGATGGTGTTACGGAACTGACAAACACGGACGGACAGGTATACAAGTTTGACTATGAATCCGTGCTGCTTGGCGGCCAGACCGACGCCAACGATTTCCATGGGTCCATGTACTGCGAGGATTCTTTGTGGGAGGCGTTTCAGGTGGCAGGGTTCACCAGCCTCGACACATGGAAGTCTGACAATAGCGACACGTCCGCCCTTCCGTTCTGCGCCAACATTGAGGGGTACAAGCCCCCTGAGTGCTTCAAGGATGGTGTGTTTACCAAAGCAACGTGTGCCGTTCTCTCGATGCCTCGCCTGACGTTCACCGCCGCGATGCAGTGCCTGTTCCGGGCTTTGCCACACAAGGGAATCAAGATCGACGCGATTACCGGCGCGTTCTGGGGACAGTGCATCGAGCGGACGCTGAAGCGGAATATCGACGCCGGGTTTGAGTACATCGTAACGATGGACTTTGATAGCCTCTTCACCGAGGACCACCTGGACCGGATGCTGTTGCTGATGGAAACCCATCCGGAAATAGACGCGCTTGCTCCGGTGCAGGCGCACAGGGATGGTGTTCACGTTCTGATGAATGGTGCCGATGGTTCTCGGTGGCGAAATGAGGTTGTGCCTGCAAAGTCGGCACACTTTGGACTCACAGTGTTCCGGGCTTCGGCCTTCAAGAAAATGGTGCATCCGTGGTTCCTGGGTGTTCCCAATGAGTCTGGCGAGTGGGAAGAGGGGCGGCTCGACGACGATATGTACTTCTGGGACAAGTGGAATGCCGCTGGGAACACGCTTGCTATTGCTCCGGCTGTTGTCATCGGACACATGGAACTCGTAGCCATGTGGCCGGACAGGAACATGAAGCACATCTATCAGCGTGTAGATGACTTCTGGAAGAGTGGTCCTCCCAAAGAGGTATTCTCGTGTTGACTCGAATCGAAAACAAAGCACAACCACACAAAGAGGTGAAGAGTGGGAACATTTCTGCCTGCCGTAAGTCTGGCTCCGGGAAACTCGGTCATTGCCCATGCGAATCTTGCCGCAACCGCCGCGAGTTCGTCTGTCCTTCGGTCTCCGTTCTCTTCAACAGAGACAAATGCGAGCATCGTTCTTCTCTCGCCAACCGTTGAGCGGGTGGCCATTCGTACCAGGTGTACTTCGCTGATTACTGTTACCACAAGCCCGATAGTCAACGTGTACCGGCTTTATTACGCTACCGGGAACTCTACAAAGATTTCTGTTGGAGACACGACAATACCAAATGACGGAAGCGTTTTATTCCGTAGAGTGATTGGCGGACTATCACTAGACACGAACATAACTCTTACAACCGCAACCACAAGCGACTCTGATGTTACATATCGCTATGGAACCACAGAAAATACCATGTTTTTCAAAGATGACGTTGGATATGGCTCTTCGTCTGCTGATGGGGCGCTGAGTTCGTACCTGCAAACATACTCGGCGTTCGGGCTTCTTGTATTGACCGCTACGGCTTTCTCTGGTACAGCAGCAACCATTCAGGCGCAACTTGTGGCGGTCTAAATATGGCAATAGCAACGTCAACGGAATACAAGACACACGCCAAGATAACCCACTCCGGTCTTGATGCGCAGATCGTTCAGGCGCTCGATACTTCCGAATCTGAAATCGAGCAGTTTGTAGGAGTTGACGACTTCGGGACAGCAACGTACACAGATCAGGCATACGACGGTGACGGTGACCACGACATCGTTCTACGGAACTGGCCGGTCACGTCCGTGTCGTCTGTCAAGATCAAGATTGGTACCTCGACATGCACGCTATCGAGCGAGTCATATGCAGTCTCCAGCCGTGGGCGACTGCACCGCAACGGGCCACCGGCGGGATTCGCATACACCGAAGCGGCACCAGACCTTGGTGTGTACGTCGATCGTGCCGTGTGGCCCGTAGGGTTCCAAAACATCCTCGTGACGTACATCGCTGGCAACGCGACGATTCCAAGTTACCTGAAGGCCATTCAGTTTGAGATGGTCGATGCGATTCTAGCGTCGGCCGGGCGAGATCCATCCGTTCAAAGCGAGTCTATCGAGTCATATTCCTATTCGCTCAGGTCATCCGGTGACCGCTGGGCGGACTGGTCCAAACGCATGGAGCAGTTGCGGAGGTATGACGCATGAACGTTCCCTACCACCTTCTCAACCAAACGGCATCCGTGGAGCGCCAGATCGGGCTTGGTGGTTTCTCACAGGACTACACCGGGCAGGCTATCCCCACAGAACTCGACGACGCCGTCGATATCCCGTGCAGGATCACGCCACTCTCTGGAGACGACCATATCACGCTTGGCGGAGAACTCGGATCGCTCCGGTATTCTGGCCTGTTCCCGGCACCGCAAGTATTGAAGGACACTTTCGGCCTGACCGATTTCAGGATCACGGCTCAAAGCCTCGTGACCGTCGATAACGGATCGGATGAGGTTGTGTACCGGGTCATTGGTCCTGCCACTACTCAGCGTGCCGATCGTGACGTGCTACAACGGGTCTACCTCGAAACGTGGAATCAGGAGGTTGCACCACAATGAGCGTGCGAGTAACCGTCAGATTCCCGCGAGATAAGATCGTTGCTGCCCTCCGGCAATCGGCGGCGGCGGCGCTCAACTCCGGTGCCGTCTCGATGCAGGGCACCATGAAGAATGGTCTCAACTCGATACCGGCGTGGGGTTCTCGTGGTGGCGGCTGGCCCGGAAAGAGTACGGGCGGGCTCGCACAGTCTATTAGGATAAGCCCTGCCAACGAAACATCTCTGGTTGCCATGGCTGGAACGAATGAGAGACACGGTCGATTCATGCAGATCGGCGTACGCAAGCGGGACAAGTGGCTGACGGTGCCGGTTTCCAAGCGGGCTCGTGACATGCTGCTCGCCGCGAAGTCGGTAACTAATATCGGTGGGCTGGTCTGGATTCCCGGCAAGCCCGGAACGGGCGGAAACCTTGCCAAGCGTTTGGGAAACGCCAAGGGCACCAAGCCCAGGTTTGAGGTTCTGTTTGCTCTGAAGGCGTCAGTTTCGGCCCGACCGTGGGGCACGCTGGCGTACCGATCTGGTGCTAATGCGGCTGTGCAGTCGATACGATCAACCTACGCGAAGGAATGGAACGCCCGGGTATCGTCCGTCGCCTCTTCTATCTTGCGGGGTGGCGCATGAACCTCGTCAACATTGCCGCTGCTATTCACGCTCGCTTGACTGGTGACAACGGACCCGGTGGGCTGTTCAATACGACCGACGGCCTTCTCTACGACGCCGACCGTGCTGGTCCGTCGCGGTTCCGGCGAAACTACACCACAGACATCGAATCGACGGTAGCGTCTGGGCTACCCGTGGTGGTGTGGCGACTTGGCGCATCGAATCAGGGGCGTCCCACGTTTGAAAGTGATGAAATAGAACTGCTGGTCAACTTCGACATCTACGGGAAGCCGCCGCAGCGCGTCGGGGATACCGGGGACGTTGACATTCTGACCATCGCAGAACGAATCTTCGGAGACTCTTCATCGCAGGTTGGGGGAATCCCCACCTACGGACTTCATAAGTTCGCGCCAGACTCTTCGTCGTGGTCTGGGTGGACACCGGCTTCCGGGTTCTGGTGGATATCTGGCGAAACCGCATACGACGAAAAGGTATTGTCAACGTCATTGGTGTTCAGGTTCACATACGGGCGAAGCCGCCCGCTAACGTAAGAGGTGTCAAGTGGGTAGACCAGCATCAGGATCTAGCGTCGTCATCCAGTCCGCTGGTGCAACCGGCACTGGTCATTACCTATACCAGTTGATCGACCCGGCGGCTACGACTGGTATCGCCGTCCAGTCCGCATCGTTTTCCGAGGATCACGCCGAAGACAATAACACGGCCCTGGGTGCTTCCTACCTGTCATACGGAAACCTTCGTGGTTCGTGGTCTATCGACTATTCTGGCCGGTTCCCGAAGACCACCCGCAAGATGGGACACACGGGCCTGATTACGGTGGGGTCCGGCACAGCCTACGTGAGCCGTTCAGAATCGTTCTCTCTTGCGTTTGACTGGGGCGAACAGGACGTTACCCCGCTCGATTCCGATGGCATCATCGCCAACAGCCACGATTGGATGTTCTATCGACCCAAGCGGCTCGTAAAGGTGTCGGGTTCGTGGCAGGGCATCCGGGATCAAAGCGTTACCGAGGCCGCCGTGTACAAGCAGGGTGACACAGTTCCGGGCATGACGTTTCGCCTATCGGACGAAACCACAGACAACACGGTTGCTTTGTCTGTGGTCACGATCGGGCGAACTTGGTCGGCGTCTGCACCCGAGGATGGTAAACAGGTGTACGGATATTCGTTTGTGGCCACTGGCGCGATCGTTGTGGGTGGCGGAACTGCATCTATTCTGACCGCTGGCACGCTTGGAGAGCTGGTGATGGATGACTCCAGCGG